CAGCTCTTCTCAAGTTTCTTGGCGGAGGAGCTGCTGCAACTGGAGGAGGATTAACTCTAGCTAAACTCTTGGGTATTGGAGGAGCAACTGCTGGAGCAACCGGTGGAGCGACAGCAATTCCTGCTGAGATTCAAGCTTTGGTAAAATCTCTCAATGCATCGTTCTCTCCCAGCTCCTCATTATGGACTGCGCTTGGAAAACTGAGCTTATGGACTACTGCTCTCACTACTACCCTCAGCCTATCCGGAGACACTCCTACTACTGAAGGGAAAGCAAATTTGGGGGTATTAGGATGGGGAGCTGGAGGACCGACGACAACAGCAGGATATAATACTGGGAACACCCTTCCATCTTGGATACAGAAACTATTAGGAGTTGGAGATGTCTACGGACCTGGAGGTGCAGGAGAGCCAACATCTGGAGCGAAGATTAGATCTATGACTCCTCCGGATATTGACGGAACTTGGGTTGATAGGAATTTTGGAGAAAGATCCTTGTTCAGAACCTCGATCGAGAGTCTTTGGACTGATGTATTTGGTGATAAGGGTACGGTAACATCCATATTCAATTCCTTCTTCAGTGACAAATCTACATCATCTAATTCCTTGTCAACATGGGTAGAAAAAACTTTTGGAGAAAAATCTCCTCTGAAGACTTCAACGACATCTTCATGGGTAAGTATATTTGGATCTAAGGGATTAATTCCTACGATCTTCAGATCTCTGTTTGATGACAAAGGATCCATGTCAGATTCTCCTTTGACAACTTGGGTCAACAATACTTTCGGCGAAAGATCAGCATTCAAGACTAATGTTCCATTATCGTGGAACGGTATCTTTGGGAAAGATGGATTTATACGGACTACTTTCTCCAGATTATTTGGAGATAACGAAATGCTGTCCTCTGAATCTGTATCCTCATGGGTAGGAAAAACTTTTGGAGATAGAGTTCCTTGGCGGGAAAATCTGAACAATACATGGAATAATATATTCGGAAGAAATGGAAATTTAAAAACTTCTATTGAGAAATTATTCAACGGAGAGTACTTTTCTACCGGAAATGGTCAGGAATCCTCCCTTGGAAAAGGATTGGTAAACAGCATTAAGAACTCTGTAAATTTCGGAGAGCTGTTCAGTCGTAATGGACCTCTTATGAGACCATATCTTGACTTCTTCTCCGGAGGAGGCTGGGATTTCACTGTAGCTGAGAATGCAGGAAGAGCCATCGTCGATGGAGTGTCCAAGGGTATATTAAGAACGAGTTCTAATCTATATCAGGTAATGAGGGATCTGGCAAATAATTCTAATAATGTGTTCAATAGTATAGCCAAAATTCATTCTCCATCTGAATTGTTTGCTGAGTCTGGATATAATATTACAGCAGGAATAGCGAAAGGTGTGTTGAGCGGAATTCCTCTGATTGAAGGTGCAATGTCAACTATGATGTCCTCTATGATGTCATCTTATTCAAATCCGTTGTCATCTAGTACAACAAACAATGACAATAGAATATATGTAGAAATGAATCCTTCATATCAACAATATTCGTCTCCTTCGAATATATATCATGATATGACAGCTGCTCTGGCTTCGATTGCGAGATAGAATGAGAATGAAACCTGTAGAATTTACTCAATATATATCTCCCGATGGGAATGTGTATAAATTTGACACTGGAGATCGATTCCTAATGTCAGAGGATGGATTTGGACTTCCTCCAATTGAGTACATAACTCAAAAGGGACCTTTTCAACATGGAGAGACCCTTATCGACTTTAGACTCAATCCAAGAACTATTCAGCTTCAGCTTCGTCAAGATTCATGTAGCAGACATTTATATTGGGATAATAGAGCTCTGCTCCTAGACTCCATTCGACCGAACAGAAATGTAGGGTCTTCATTTTCCCCGGGAGTATTAAGAAGGATATTCCAGGATGGAACTATCAAGGATATACATGCAATTATTCAGCAGGGACCTGGATTCGTTCAGAAGCAATCTGGAAAGTGGGATGAATGGGGATTTACAGAAACCCTTCAGTTTATCTGTCATGATCCTATATTCTTCAATCCGATCCAAAAGTCTATCACCTTTGACAATTTAGTGTCTGGAGATGAGCTGGGATGGGAACTTCCGTGGTCATTCCCCATGATGTTTGGAGGCTCTGCCTATTCCCTTACCGGAAATATTGCATATTCCGGAAATTGGATATCATATCCTACAATAGTGATAGTTGGTCCTGTCAATGGTTTGATTATAACAAATGTTTCCACAGGAGAAACTATCGAGTTCAATTATAGCATTGCTGACGGAGAAACAGTAACTATATCCTTGGATCCGGGAAATAAGTCAGTAGATAATCAGCTTGGAGTAAATCTGTTGGGAGTAATAGCTCCAGATAGTGATTTAGCAACATTTCATATCGCTCCATCCCCAGAAGTTGCTTTAGGGGTCAATGAGATTGATCTAGCTTTATCTGGAGCTGATGCAGGATCATCAATAACAATACTCTATTATGAAAGGTATTGGGGATTATAAATGGAATCTATATCTCCTACCTATGTGATAAAACTATACGATCAGGCATTTTCTCTGGTTGCTGTATTTGATGGCTGGATATCCCTGGGATATTCCAGGAAGGTGAATGGAGTTCATACTTGTACCTTTAGTTTAGATTCCTCTGATTCAAGATGCTCTATGTTTGAGTTGGATGGGATTGTTGAGATATGGAGATCCATTCCAGGATGTAATCTTCCACCCTATAGAGAATTCATAGGTATGCATAGATCCATAAACGATTCTACCAATGAGAAATCAAAAACTGCATTTGTCAGCACTATTGTGGGATTGAATGATCTTCTTACAAGAAGAATAATAAATTATGTTCCAGACACTATAAAGTCCTACAAGAATGCTCCAGCGGAAACTGCAATGAAGGAATATGTCGAGGAAAATTGTGGAGCATCCGCAACTGTGACAAATGGACGAGAATATGATGGAGTTTTTCCCTATTTTAGTGTAGAGGCTGATGGAGCATTGGGAGCAGTTTGGGAAGGGGATAAAGCATGGGAAAATCTTCTGGATGTTCTTCAGGAGATAGCCAGATTTTCCTCCATAGACTTCGATGTGATCTGGGATAGTTCATCTGGGATGTTCATGTTCTGTACATTTGAGAATCAACTTGGAGAGGATAGGACAATAACTGGATTGAATCCAGCAACAGGATTAAATTCTGCAGGGAATGCTCCAGTTATCTTTTCCCTTGAAAGAGGGAATCTCAGTAGTATTGAAAGAATATTCAATAGACTATCAGAATCAAATGTTGTGGTAGTTACCGGAGATGGGGATGGATCAACGGTTGCGGTAGAGGTTAGGGCTGGAACATCCATAGCAGACTCTCCTTGGAATACTCGAGAAATTTGCAGACCTCAGTCAGGATTTGTATCTGAGATGCAAATATATGGAGACTCGGTTCTGGAAGAGTTGTCAGCAAAGGACATTATCACATTTGTTCCTTTACTTCAACCTAAGTGTATGTACGGAAAACATTATTTCTTGGGAGATAGAGTTAGCGTTTTATTCAAGGGAACTTACTACTCTTTGAGGCTATACTCGGTAACCAACTCCGACGTTGGCAAGAAAGAGAATATTCAAGTAACATTTTCTGAACTTCAGTAGGAGATTATTATGGTTGAAACTTCATACTTTTGGGGAGGAACGACAATCGGGGATCACGGAACGTATACCGACGATAACTTCTCCGATTTCATAACTAACATATTCTTGAAGGATAGAACTTTGGAAGGTGTTCTTCCGTTTGTTGGGGCATTCCTTGTTCCTACGAATCCTTCCGGAGTGACTATACGGATAGCTGCAGGAAGTGCTCTTGTTGATGGCAAGCTATACACAAGTTCAGCAAATGTAGATCATACGGTTGCAGCTCCAGGCGCAGGATTCAATTACTATTCTGTAGTTCTTACCAAAGATTTTGCAGCTCAAACTGTAAGACAAACTTTGCTCGGTCCGAGCACAGTAGGTTATCCTACGGTTACTCAAACCGATGGAACTAAGTGGGAAATATATCTTGCAAAGATATCTGTATCAAGTGCTGGAGTAATTGTAGTTACTGATTCAAGAACCTTATGTCATGTGAATTCAATGGTTTCTGAGGCAATGATAGAAGCAGGAGCTGTAACAAATACGAAGATTGGAGCCCTTGCAGTAGATAATGCGAAGATAGCCAATGCCACGATTACGAATGCGAAGCTTGCTACTCCAAATCCTGTAGATGGTTGGGTTCCAGATACCGGATGGTCTTATGCCTCAGCAACCACTATAAATGTTCCTTCAGGAGCTGCAAGCAGATACAGTCTTGGGGATCCTTTCAAATTAACTTCTAACTCAGTTGTTCTTCAAGGAAATATCGTAAAAATAGCAGATACCCTTTTGACCATAAGGGGGGATACTCTAACAAACTTCGTATATTCCAGCATATACTACAGTCACATGGATCATCCAGTTGGATTTCCTCAGTGGTTTGTCTTTACTTGTACCGGACCTACGAATGCAACCATCGTGGCAAGATTTAGGATCTTTGGACTGCATTGTCATTTCAAAGCTCATATATACTTCACAGGAGCTCCAGATTTTACTAATATGCCAACTCTTCCGATCAAAGCTGCATCTGCCATACCTTCTCAAGATTGGTACTCATTATGTGCTTCCTATGGGGATGCAGGAGTTAGAAGAATAGGGAAGTTATGCGTATTTACTCCTTCTGGTGGATCAGATTTGGCCTCCTTAACTGATGGGGATAAACCTGTTGTAACAGATACTATGCTCAATCCGGTTACTCCCACTGTTCCTATAACATGGGCGAATGGAGATAGAATATTAATCGACTGGATTTATGAGTGGATGACTCCATAATGAGCAACGATCTTGACCTTATTCTCAGCCTTCAGAAGATAGCCAAAAGAGTAAGAACTCTTGAAACTAGAGGGATATCTATCGGAGATGCTCCTGACGATGGATCTGAATATGTTAGGAAGAGCAAAACTTGGTCAGTAAATACTGGAGGAGGGGATGTATCCGGTCCAGCAAGTTCTATTGATGGCGATATCGTTCTGTTCAATCTTGCTACTGGAAAACTTCTTAAGGATAGTGGAATAAATATATCCGCATTCCCTGTAAAATGTAGCTCAGCCGACATCAATACTGGAACGGATGATTCGAAGTTCGCTACCTCATTGGCAATAGCTGGATCGAATATTGTATTTACTACGAAAGCTCAGACATTATCCGGAAAGACCTTGACAGCTCCTATTGTCTCAATTCTTAAACCTGCGTCTGACTCAACTACAGCAATTCAAGTAACTCAAGCAGATGGCTCAACCCCCGTATTGACTTTTGATACCACGAACAGGAAATTAGAGCTTGGATATGCACTTAGTTCAGCCCCTAGTTTTACGATATCCGGAGGAAGATATGGATCTGACTTATTAACTCTGGTAAGAACTGAGGGAGCTACCCAAACTTTTGGATTTTGTTTGCAAGGTGGAGGGTTATCATTCCATGACGTTACTCATAGCGTATATCCGTTTACTCTGGTGGGAGCTTCAACTACAGGAGTATTATTCATAGGTCAAAATGCAAAAGGAGCCGGAACCCCCATAGCTGGAACCCTTAGAGGAGAAAATTTATCCTCTGGATGGGGCACGGATATAGCCGCAGCGAATTTCACAATCATAGGAACTTGTGGAACAGGTGCAGGAGCTGGTGGAGATATCCTATTTCAGACTAGCAATGCAGGCTCCACCGGAACTACTGCTCATGGAGTAACCACAAAACTGGCAATCAAAGGAACATCTGGATCTTTATCAGTTGTAGATGGAGCTAATTTTTGGTTTGGAACTACAACTGGAACTAAAATAGGAGCCAATACCAATATGAAGTTAGCTTTTTGGAGTGCAACCCCTATAGTTCAACCTACAGGAGCTGCTCAAGTTGCTCCTGCGGCATATGCAACTGGAGCGTATGGCTTGGATTCAGATGCTCACATGCAAGCATTATATGATCTGATCGTTGCTATGAGAACAGTATTGGTAAACACAGGATTAATGAAGGGAGCCGCATAAAATGAACTTAACTCTTGACCAAATTGCCGAAGGATTCGTCGCTCTACAGGAAATTGGAGCCGAGAAATTGCCACTCAAATCGAGTTTTCTATTTCAGCGCAATCTAAGATTGCTAATGCCAGAAGCTGAAGGATATGAGAGAGTTAGAATTGATCTGATCAAAACTAAGTATGGGAAAAAGCAGAAGGATGGGAATTTCCTCGTTCCCCAGGATAACCTTGAGAGCTATCTTGAGGAGATGAAGGAGCTTGGAAAAACCACAGTCGATTTGGACATCCGAGTAATCAAAACGGACGAGGTTCCAGAGCTACAAATTTCCCCAATTCAGCTAAATGCTCTGGAATGGATGTTTGTAAACATGGAGAGTGTATAATGACTACAAATGGTGGAGATATCTGGGAGGGAAATACCCTTACCAACGTAGATCTTGCCTGTTCCTTCTACAAGTTTATGTATGTAAGAACTTGGGGAGGAAATATGTCGGCAGGAAAAGAGAAAGATGTCCTTTTCGACATCAACTGGAATAAACTAAAAGGAAAGACCGCAAGAGGAACTTATTTTGAGGTTCAGCCTGCATGGACTCCAGAGCAAAATGTTGAAAGATTTAAAAGGAATTATCCAGCATCAGATCCTGGAGAGATACCAGAGCTGATTGTCTATGAGATAGAGCAAGAGCTCAAATCAAAACAAAAAATGATTGATGAATCAGTGCTCATCTTCAATCAACTCAAATCATTTCTTGGACATACTCCCTGGATCTATACCGGAAGATGGTATTGGGATCCAGTATTTGGGGAGATATCTCTTGTAAATGAAACTGAATTCATTATAGCTTCTTACTATTGGTCAGATGATTGGGCAAGAGCTAGAAAGATTTCCTCTTATAGTGATGTTGAGCAACTAATTCCTCCCGGATGGGTATTACCAGTTCTCGGAGATTCAGATCGTCCGGTAGGATATCAATGGTCTGGTGATCAACTAAAGGTTCCTGGAATAACTGGCTATATGGATAATATCCTCTGCAGTCTTACTCTGGAGGAGATGAAAGCAAGAAGATCTGGAGATATCTCGGTAATAGCAGTTCCTGATCCCATTCAAATTGAAGTTCCTGCATATATTGAGCTATGCGATGGAATCCATGCTTTGAATGTAACCTTCATTAGTCAGTTAGGAAGTGGAGCTGACGAATTCAATAACGATTGTGAAATGGCCTCAGTCAGTATGCTCATCAATGCGTATACTCAGCAAAATGTAAGCGTTGATGAGCTCTATGCACGAATATCTCCTGGTTCAGACAGATATCTTACAGTAGCGGAAGGTCAGAATGCTTTATCTTGGTACGGAATAAATACTGTCAGATCCTACGATCTATCCAGAGAATTTTTATGGGCTAAGATGCAGGAGAAGAAACCTTTCATTGCTCTGATCAATTATAAACCTATCGTTGACGCAGGACTTGCAGATACCGGAGTTACTTTTACCGGATTCCACTTCATCGTAGTTGTTGGGTTGGATGCAGATGGAGTTCTCATTCATGATCCATTATTCCATAGAGATGATGGAGGATTCAGACACATTCCGTATGATGTTTACAATAAGGCTGTAAGAACTTCTGGAGCTGGAATACTGATTGTTCCTTCAAAATCTCTTGGAGAACTAACTCAGTCCTCATTTATAAAATATAGGGTAGATGTAGCTGAGAGATATTTCAGAACAGTTCCCGACTCCTCCTCGAAGACAACGATCGTTGGGAAGAAACTCAAAGGGGATATTGTATCAATTTCAAGTCAATCTGGATCCTGGGGAAAATTGACAGACACAGAGTACTGGATATACATGCCAGGATTGACAAGGTTGTCATGATCATTCTAGAGGATTATCTTACCATTCTTCAGTATATTGTGATAATAGGATTCTTTTTCTATTCCTTTATACTTACCATCAAGTGGCTAGTTGAGATACGATTCAAATATACTGCTCTAGTCATAGGAGTAAAATCATTCCATGGTCTTGTCAGTTTGTTGTGGATGGGAGTATACATATACTCATTGATAAGAATAATATCGGGAAACGCGATTGATGTAAACTTCTATGGAATAAACATAGTGAGACCAGTCATAATTATTACCGGTATCTACTTTGCGATAGCAGCGAAAGTAAGATACTTTATCGCTAAGCATCGGGAGGATATATGCTAGATTCTTCATTATGGATCACCATAGGAATTAATTTGATCACTCTTCTTGGAGGGGCATTGACCTTCTATGCTATGTATAGAAAGCTTCCAAAAGAACTAGAAAATATGAGGATAAAAAATGCAAAAGATAAGTCTGATGCTCTTGAGCAAATAAATGAGGATGCAGAAAAAGCGTTTATCAGTACATCAGACTATAGAAGAAAATTTCAGGAAGCTTTACTTGATATCGACAAGTTAAAAGCTCAAATAGCTGATATTCCGGAGTTGAGAAAAAAAGTTGCATTCTTGGAATGTGAGCAAGAGAACTATAAGAATGAGAATAAGGCATACAGACAGGCTTACGAGAATACCTGCTCCCAGATAAAGAAATACGGAGAAGAGCCTTATCCTGTACCTTACATCAAAAGAACTGATTGTGCCGAATTAGTGAAAGGAATAGGGAATGTGGTCTAAAACTCTACTTGAATTTGCCGCTCTACTCGGGTTCGCAGCCCTACTTGCTGTCGTCATCAATACCTTAAAGTTCTTTAAGGTCATCGCTGATGGACAAGCTCAAAAATGGAGTCTATTCGGAAACCTTCTTGGGATCCTGGCTCTGTATATCTTTAGACTGTTCCGGCCAGATTTGCCGATCACGGGTGTGGATGCCATCCTGCTAGAAATTGCTACCGTCGGTACGTATGTCTTGTCAATTGTGAGTCAACTCTGGGTCACAAAGACTACCAATTCAGTTGTCCGTGGTCTACCTGTAATCGGTAAATCCTATTCTTTGGACGCCGCGAAAAAGATTATCGAAGCAACTCCAATATAATCTTCAGGTACTCCTTCAATTCAGAATAGGTGAGCCAATCACTTTTGGTTCACCTATTGTATTTTTAAATTAAGAGTGTTATAATAAAGTGTACCCAAAAATTAAAAGAATTTTTTGGCATGGATTACCTAAAAGAGGACAAGTGGACACTCAAGACCAACACATAGACTTGGATTTAGAAAGCTCAGATTTTATCCTCAATTCCTTAGTCGCTATGTATGAGCGACAAACTGAGG